TAGGGAACTCACTTGTAAATCTAGGCATTTGCTATGTCATCGCAAAACGAATTGCGCCGGGAGTTCCGGTCGACATAATCGTTTGTGGTGACGACTCCCTCCTGGTCTTTCACGAGCCGGTCGATGCGACTTTGGTTCGGGCGATCGGGATGGAGTATGGCATATTGCCGAAGTGTCGTGGTTTCCCGAATGTCGTGGACGCCAGTTTCATAAGCGGTATCTGGGTACCGGCGAAGCACGGATTAGCTTTCGTGCCGAAGCCTGCCCGGTTGCTGGCCCGACTTTTCTGGACAACGCACCCTCCTGCCCCAAAGAACCGCGCCGCCTTCGCGACGGCTGTGGCTAAGGGGCTGCTACCCGCTTTGGGTACCTTTCCTGGCATCGGAGCTTTCCTCACCTCGCACATCAAGGCCGACACGCGTTTGTTGGTCACTGGTAAATCATACCAGTTTGTGGGGTGTCGGTTTGAGTACGATGACGCGATTTACGCCTATTTGTTTGGGCGTTATGGTATCACGCGGGCGGAATTGGGTTCGTTCCAGCAATTGTGCGAGGTTGCGGGAGGCCAGTGTGGCATCCTGCGGCACGTGGTGATAGATAAGTTCAATGCGGTCGACATGCCGGATCCGGAGGATCGGCCGCTTTCGAACTACCACTACCACGTGCCCAACTAGCGTAATTGAGGGAGCTGGCCGGCCCTCGTTGGAGCGAGGCGCCGTACTAAAACCAACAAGTGTGAGTTTTGGCGAGTGTTTATCACCCGCATTTTGGAGTTATAAAAGTTCCCTGCTTTTACCGTTGTCACCGACGGTTTTTCAAGTTATCCTCCTCCACAACGCCTAGCGTATGGAGTCTCTTAAGGCCACGCAGTCCGCCCCCTGGCGGACTGCATCCGGAGATTCGAGGTATGAAAGTTTGTCCCGGCGCCTTGAGGGCGCCGGGTTGTCGGAGGACGGCGCACGGTGGGTGCTCCGCGCTCTGCACCCTGCCACAGTGGTTGGAGGCCCAATTCGGGGTCCGACCGGAGGCACCGTCCCGACCGTCGTCGCCGAGTTTGTTGAAGCAATTAACGTTGCCTCTCCCGGCAGTGTCGACGACGGCCCCTGGGATGCCTTCGTCTGTACGTCCAATTCGGACGTTGTCGCCGGATTCGTGGCAACACGTCTCACCGGCAACAGCTGGGTGTTCACAAACATTTATCCTTCCGCTCCCGGCCAATCTACTAACTCAACGTCAGTTAGCACTGTCGTTGCCAACCAGACCACGATCTCAAGCTTCGGTTTTGCTCTGCTACCAGCGAGCAACTCCGTCCTCACTAGCCCCCCGTTTACGTCCGGGCAAGTGAGTGCACTCTACCAAACTTGGGCGCCGGCAACCGGCTACCCTGTTTCGTGGCGTCGCTTGTCCTCGTCTGTTACGGTTGACAATACCAGTACTGCGCTGTATGACGGTGGCTCCGTGACTGCCGGCTGCTTTGACGCGGTCCGGGAACCCACGGCGGCATCGTTTTGTTCCGGAGTCCAATCCTCGGATGTCGCAACGCCGGGTGACAACGTTATCACCATTGGCAATACGACTACCATTCCTGTGCTTACGCCTTTTGTGCGCTATGCTAGTACCCGCATCCCTGTTGAGGTGGCGGATATGCTGCAGGCAAACAAAGGTTGTAGCGTGGGTGCGGCTAAGGCGGGTGTTTACCTGCCTACGAGGTTATCTGGTCTGGACTGGCAGCGCTCGGCGCAGATCCAAACCGCGGCTAATACCGTTTTTGTCTCCGGCGGGGGTGTGGTTGCACCCTACGTTGGAGTCGGTACGGTCGTGGAGGAAGTCTGCACCCCGACGTGGATTGATGGATTGGTTATGTACGAGCAAACCTTCACTCCTATGGACGGCCCTTCCGGCGCTTTGAACCCTGGAAATTGGCCGTTAGCGGCACAAGCAGCCAGCCTCGCAGCAGCGGGGGGGGCAAGCACGTGGCCGCTGTGGTATGGTACCGGGGTCGACTCGTCGAAAACGTCGATTGCGTTTTTCGGCGGGCTGCCCCCGCAGGCCACCCTGTTTGTGAAGTTTTGTACGGTTTTGGAGATCGAGACTGCCCCTCAAAGCGCTGGCACTGCGTTTACGCAATTGCCGCCGGCGCCGGATGATCGCGCACTCGACCTCTATTTCCGTATCTTGCACGTACTGCCGCAAGCCGAACCAGCTTCCGCCAACTCTCTTGGCGCAATATTGACGGCGGTAGGCTCGGCCCTGAAGTGGGTCCTGCCATCCGTGTTTTCATTTGCTGCCCCGATCGCGATGGGGCTGGGCAACCGTATCGGCGGCTCGAATGCCGCCGTTATGGCACCGCCCGCCCCTGCCTATGCTCCGGAACGTATGCCTTTCCGTGAAGTTGAAGCTAGGCCGGTCGTGAAGAAGAAGAAAGCGAAAGTTGTGGTGCTTGCTAGTGGGTCCAAGAAGCCGCGCGCCGGCTCGGTGCCCAGGAAGAAGTGACCTTAGAACCAGTTCCACTGGTTCCTGCTGCCCTAGTAATGGGGCAGCGAGCGGTGTAATGAGGGTTGATGGACGTAGGGTCCTAAAATTGGCGCGAGGCGCCGTACCGTCGACCACTTAAATATCAGCGCCAGCTGTTGGCGTCGAGCAGATGGGGGACCGATTGAAAAGGGTGTCCCAGCGAGCGAG